TCCAGAACAGTTTCCTGGTTCTCACCTGCCTTTAATTCGAGCGTGAAGCTATAATTTATCTCCTTGGCCGTCGGTGCCTCTACGGTGACCGTGGCGCCTATTGGAGCCTTCCTCTGCAGCCTGTCGTCCGGCGACATTATGTTGTTGTAAACTGCAGTAATTATCGCCTGGTTGGCCGGCTGGCCGTTTGCATCAATTACAACCACCTTCACCGTTCCTGGTCCTGCCCATTCCGGCATTACCAGCGCTGTACCTACACCAGGAACTTCCTCCGCCCATCGTTTATAATCACCATCGCTGCCTACAAAACTGGCCTCGCTGGCTGCGTCAATCTCCATGATCCTGTTGCGTAGCTCGTCGTCGCTCTCTACTTCGGTTCCGCCTGTGATTGCTGTTTCGTTGTTCACTGATGTAATGCCCTTGATTGGTGTCATCATCAAAGTGACCGTATTAGCCGGCACATTTCCTTTGATGCCAGGCTCTACTGCCGTTACCTGAACTCTGACGGTTCCGTCTTCGCCGATGGTATACTTTTCTGTTGTCTGGTACTCAATTGCCGGCGAGTCCGCTGTGGCCGGTGCGGCAAATTTGAAACCTGCAGGTATTGTCGTTCCTGGTATGCCTGTTATCAGCAGCTCTCCTGAAGCTGCATTTGCAGGTTTTCTTGTTATGCCGCGTCCTTTGGCATGATAGTCCAGCCATTCGTCGTAGGCCCACATCGGGAACATGATCTTCAGGGTTTCTACGAGGTGGAATTCCAGCATTTCCGCTTTTTCAAGCGCTGTAGGCTTTGTAAAATCCCAAGGAAAGCCGTTTTCCGTATCGTCTATGTCTGGTGGCAGATTCTCCATCATGCGCTTATGAATTGTTTCGGCATCCTGATCATTCAGGAAACTGGGCGGTGTAAACTCTGGTATCGACATTCATTCCACCTCCTTATGTTTGAAAGTTCACGCCTATTTTTTGTTCTTCCCATTCCTTGCCCTTTACAATGAACTCGCAATGTATGCTGTCGCTGGTCCACATGAATTCAAATCCGCGGACGTATTCTGTCCTTGGGTTGACCATGAGCGCCTCCGTGATAGTTCTCTCCAGGGCCGATTCTACCGCCTGCCGGTCGGCCTGTTTTAAGGCGTCCTGCAGCTCGATTCCTATATCGCTGCTGTACGCCAGCCTTTCCATGCGTTCCGTCAGCACGGTTTTAATGCACCACTGCTTGTATGCTTCCTTTCCTTCGGCCACCACCAGCTTATTGGCCCCATCTCGTCTGAAGTCTCCAAGCTCGAAATCAAAATAAACACTCGGCTTGTATTTTTGCTCTTCTGCAGGTGCCGATATATTGATTTCTGGGACGTCAAAGACAGGAAATAGGTTTTTTTCTGCCATATGATCATCCTCCTATCTTTGTTGCAGGCAGCACAATGTCAATTACTACAGCGTCATTTTGTACCCAGGCTACTAAAACGCGATCCCCAGGCTTAAGCCATCGCATTTTTTCCGGAATAAGCACGTTATGCTTATGGTCTGCTCCTATTCCTATGTGGCTGTATCCCGGTTCTGGATATGGGTCGCTATAAACGTCATGGCTCCCATCTGTAGCGCTAACTGTGAGTAAGCTACCTGCTTCTCCATGTGTCAGCTGCCTGCATACCATATAATCTGCTTTGGGAATTGGCATCGGATATGAATTGGTTAGCAGGCTATAATCATCTTGGATCACTCCGAAATCCAACAGGAGGGGAGACGCGCCTACTTCCTTCATTCGTTGCTGCATTACTCTTGCCAGCTTGTTTATGCCTGCATTGCTCGATGATGGTTTCATTCTCCCACCTCCTATGCTTTAGTTATTGAGCTTGGTTTTACCCAGCCGATGGCGTCAACGTGATATGGACACGGTCTGGAAGTGTCTACTTTGATTGTGATGGTGCATTTTCGGTTAGTGAATGTCTTTCCTTGGCCGTTTCCGTAGCTGTCCCGATATACCGGTCCGTTTAAGATTACGCTGTCGCCCTTGTTGTACTCTCCGGAGCTTGGAGCTGCAGCAGTTGTGGCCTGTGCGGTAGTGGCCCTTGTTGTATTATCTGCTTCGTCTTCCAGATCCATGGTCATGCTTTTGCTGGCAGCATCATGCCTGATGGCCTTGATGATGTAGTAACCGTTGAGGGTTCCTGCCTTGACATGGATTTTGTCCCCCTTGCGGATCGTTGGCACATCCGGAGCCTCAAGTGTAATTGTCCGGGCGGGTTTGCCTTGCTCGTTCAGCATTTCCTGGGCCGCTGATTTTGCCGCGGCCAGTGTATCATCTTCGGATCTGTTGTAGATCCTCTGGCGTATGCCATATTGGGTTAATCCGTCGAGTACGGCTTCTACCGGCTGCCTTCCTTCGCTGTCCTCCTTACCTACCACCTTTACCCTGGTGACAAGGTCCGCGATGCTGATCTTATCCCTGACCAGCGTCGCGTTTGTATCCTCGTCAAAGTGGTATATTGTCTTGTTGCTCCCTTTCGGCAGCACGCTTACCTTGCCTTTTGTTGCCCGGACAATACATTTGGGACCGCCTTTCTTTGCTGCATCATCTAAAAGCTGGAGGATGATATCGCTTAAAAATTCATTTTTGAAAGGCGTCTTTGCATGCGCCACGTCTGGGCCATCATACTTTTCAACAGGCACTCCCCATTCGTTAAAAATCCCCATAATCGCTGATTTTGTTCCCGTACCTGCCGAGTAATATCGATTGTCCTGGCTTTGTTGAAGGTTGAAGAGCTCATCATAAGCCATAATCTCAAATGTTGAGGCAGTATTCCCGATTTCTCCAGGTTCCCATTCCACTATGGTTCCTCTGGCGACCTCTTCGCTGCCTGTTCCCCAGTCTGAAATAATAACTACAATGCATCCGGGCTGTGCAATGCTGGATAGCTTTTTCCCCTCGTATGTGATGTTGTAAAGCGTTATGCTGATTCGCATGGCCAGCTCCGCATCGCCTTCCTCCCATCCGATGCTTTCTGCAGCTTGGGTAACATCGATTTGCTTTCCTGAAGATGTGACCAGTATCACTCTGTATTTCAGTTTGCTTATATCTATCGTGGCTCCTCACCTCCTAACTCGGCAGTCGTAAAACCTGCCCTGGGTATATCAAATTGGGGTTTTTTAGCTTGTCTGTATTTAGGTTGAAGATCTCCATATACCTTCCGCCTTTGCCAAGGGTCAGCTGTGCTATCTTCCAGAGGCTATCGCCGCTTTTAACGGTATAAGTCTCGGCTGTAGCTTTTGCTGCCGGAGGCCTGGTTGTCGTGCTTGTTTTATTTGTCTGGGTCTTTGGTTTAATATTCAGTTCATTTACTGTATAAATTTCTATGGGTTTTGCTTCTATGAAGCTGATTGTGTATTCATAGTCGCCATTTCCTCCGGTGGGTTCTGCAGTATAGCCATCCAGATATACGTCGTGATTGATTATGGTCTCGGTCACCATGAGTCTTATCTTGGTGCCTTCTTTGCGCCATCTTTCCCAGGTGTTTATGATCTCCTCTGGGCTTTGCCAATATTGCGATTTTACATAGCTGGCGTTCCTTCGGCTCTTGCCGGGGAGGGTTCCGTTCCACGAGAAGGTTAAAAGATTGGTCCCGCGTGGTATCCTTATCTCCCCGACATTGATAATGTCATAAATCTGAAATGCAGTATCGCCTTTTTGCTTTGCCTTTTCGGGGAGCATGGAAAGCGCCAGCCTTGCTCCTGTTTCTATTTCAGTGAAGTATATATCCATTACGCTTCTGCTCCTCCTTTCACCGGCATATTTGCAAAAATGCGAGCCAGTCTTTCTGCCAGCTCATCTCCGATGTCGTCTGTCATTTCGCGGATATAAGCCTTCAGTATGGCTACCACTTTGTTTTCGTCGATGTTGTTCCCGCCGCCTTCAATCGTGAATTTAGGCTCTGCTTTGACTTCCACCTTGACAGTGATGTTTTGGCCGGCTCTTCCGGTTGCAGACGCTACCGGGATTTCGTCCGGTTCCTCACCTACTATTCCGCCGTCTGCATAGGTTCGGACTCCGAGAATTTCGCCGGTTCGCTGCCACAAGTCTATACCTCTTTGCCTCTTGCTCGGGCTTAATGGGATAATTCCTTCAGCTCCATCCTCGGCCACGATGCCCATGTGCGGCTTTGTCATAATTCCGCCGTATGCGTGTTCGAGAACACTACCTTTGCCCTGGCTGGTTGTTAGGCCGGTTTCCTTTGAACCTTTCTGTCCCAGGCCTCCGAGCCAGTCTTTGAAGCTCTGCCACTTGTCTCCGATCCATTCCCCGATGCCGCCGAGCTTCTCACCTACCCATTCCCATGCCTTGGTTGCTCCGTTCTTGATGGGTTCCCATACGTTAGTCGAGAACCAGTCGGCTACTCCAGACCACGCCTCGCTTACTGCATTCTTTGCTGCTGTGAATTGATCTCCCAGCCATGCTCCTGCTGTCTGCGCCGCTGTTTTTACCGGAGTCCATACTGTTTCATCAAACCAGGTACTTACGGTTCCCCATGTCTCGCTTACCCAGGTCTTGGCTTCGCTCCATCTTTCGCTTACCCACTGGCCTGCAGCCTGGGCTCCTGTTTTGACAGGGGTCCATATACTCTCTTCAAACCATGTTGAAAAGTCGGACCAGCGCTCGCCTATCCATGTCCTTGCTTCGTTCCAGCGGTCGCTTACCCATTGACTGGCTGCTTGCGCTGCATTGCTTACGGGGGTCCATATGGATTCGTCAAACCAGGATGAAAAATCGGACCATCTGTCCCCGATCCACGTCCTGGCCTCGTCCCATCTTTGGCTTACCCATTCACCTGCAGCTTGTGCCGCATCTTTTACCGGGGTCCATACGCTCTCATCGAACCATGCGGAGAAATCGCTCCATTTCTCACCTACCCAGTCTCTTACTTCACTCCATGCGCCGGCTGCTATGTTAATGGCCGATATCCCGACATCCTTTACTGGGGTCCATACCGAAGTATCGAACCAGTCACTGAAGCTGTTCCATTTGTTGCTTATCCAGTCACCGGCGGCGTTCCATTTGTCGGCTACCCATGCACCAGCGTCTGAAGCTCCGGTTTTGATGGAGTCCCAAGTGTCGCCTGCCCACTGTTTGGTGTTCTCCCAGAACTTTGACAGGCCTCCACCTTCATCGGTCGCATCTGATAGAGCCTTGCCTGCTTTGTCCCCGGTGAAAAGTGCAGCCACGCCGCCAATTCCGGCTCCCACAAGAGCCCCTACGCCTGTTCCTATAACCGGTACTACCGAGCCCATTGCAGCTCCTGCTCCGGCTCCGGCACCGACCATGCCTATTTTGGTTCCGCCTTGCCAGTATTCGTCTTTTGCCTCTTTGCCGGTCTTTTTGACGCCTTGGTAAATGTCGGCCACGCCTGATCCAATCCCAAGGAGACCAAGAATTCCTCCGAGGATACTCGATGCTCCAGCTGCAGCTGCTCCTCCTGCGGTTGCTGCACCGCTGCCGAGCACTACACCTGTGCTGGCTAGTCCTGTGGTTAATGCGCCGCCAGACGCCACATACGTGCCGCTCCCGAGCTGGACGGTGTTTATTGTTTTGCCAGCTGTTCCAGCCGCTCCTGGAAGCGCTACCGTAGCCGGTGCGGGTGGCAGGCTTGGCGGTTTCCCTGGGGGTAGGCTAGGCGGTGTTCTTGTTGGTGGCGGCAAGATTGGGGGTATTGTTCCTCCTGGCCCTGATGGGCCTCCTGTCGGCGTTCTTCCATTCGGACCTTGCATGGAATTCCCGTAAACATAGACCACCTGGGCCGTGACTCGCATGGCTTGTGTGGAATAAGCGGAAGGCGTAGCGGTTCGAGGCAAACCGTCTTTGCTGCCTTTTCCTCCAAATAGTTCCTTTGCATCCTTAAGTTTTCCGAGGCCGCTTATAATGCCGGCCACCAGCTTCCCGCCGATAATGGCACCAAGTCCTACAACGATTTCCTTGTTTCTGTCTGCCCACGTCTTTAGCGCTTCTGTTATTATTTCGGTATCAAATCCTTCGGTAAAGCCTTTAATAAAAGCGCCGCCTACGCTTTTGCCCTCCTGTGCGGTAGCGCTGACATCAATGCCTAATAGTGCAAGAAGCCCCATCGTAACACCCGAGCCCATTCCTTCGCCTATTTTGCTTGCTTTGTCTGCAAACCAGACCTTTCCTGTCGAATTCCACCATTCGTTGAACGGCTGCGCTATTATCTGATCCCATGCTATCTTCAGCTTTTCTCCGAAGTTTTTAGCGTCTTTCCATTCCTGGGAGTTGACCATGCGCTGTATACTGTTTCTTAAGTCGTCCACTCTTGTCATTACCCACTTGGAGATATTTGCTCCGGCTTTCTTCCAGGCCTCTCCCCATTCAGTGATGATGTCCTGGTTCTCATCTATCCAGTTGGTGAGCCTTTCAAGTCCTGGCTTTACGCCTTCCCATAGTCCTTGTCCCCATGGTCTCAAAAGTGAGTTTTCGAGGGTGTCCTTAAGGGTAGATATCATGCCTTTAGCTGTCCTGGATTGGTTGGCCATCATTCCACCGAAGCGCTTTTCCATTCCTCGGAGCAAGGCGTTTATGACCTTCGATGCTTCTATACTTTCTTTACCGATGTTTGCTACTTGCTCACCGGTAAGGCCGAGCTCTTCCTGTAAGATCTGGTTAGCCGGTACACCGAGCTCTTGGAGTTGTAAGAGCTCTTCTGTTTGCGCTCGTCCTTTGGCCTGCATCTGGCCGAGGGCTCTTGTGATTCTGTCTATTCCTTCCGAGCCTGCTCCCAGACCGCTGGCCGTGTCGCCTATAATTCTTAACATGTCGAGCACCTTGTCGGCCTCAAATCCAAAGGCCATTAACAGCTTACTGCTGTTGATCAGTTCCGGAAATTCAAACGGTGTTTTGTTAGCGAATTCCGACGCTTCCTTCAGGAACTGCTGGGCCTTCTCCGCGCTTTTTAGCATGGTTTCAAATGCGATCTGTGTCTGCTCGAAGTCGCCGGCGATTTCCATCGGTTTATAAATACCGGCAAATGCACCGGTAGCGCCGAGTATGGCGCCTTGTATGGATGTCGCGAAATTCCATAAGGCTCTTAATGGCGCCGTGGCCAAGTCGATTACTTTCATCGTAAAGCTAAACGTCTTACCTGCTATGCTGCGTGCTTTTGATGAAACTTTCCCGACAACACTGGACGCCCTATCCAATGCGTCAAGGACGACCTGGTATTTGGTTTTATTCATCTGGTTTAGCCGCTCTTGTGTCTTCTGGTTGGCCTCGTCAAATTTATTTATCTTCCGCGTTGCCTGAGAGACGCCAGGATCCGTCTTATCCTCGACACTAATTGGGATCTCGATCCTGAAAACCTCTGCAGCCATATTGCACCTCCTTTCTTTATTTTCCATAACAAAAACACTGGGTTTTCCCAGTGTTTATTGTTAGCGCCATTGCTATTATTGTTCTTTTCTCATTTTACTTACATTTTCGGCTGGTGGGTGGCACTCGCTTTGTTCTTGACGGGACGGCGGGTGCCATTTTTTATTCTTTTTCTTCTCTTAATACCGTTTCCAAGCCTTTTCTTACCACTTCGGTTCTTGTCATATTGT